ATAACCGTAATTATTTTTATTAAGGATAGCTAAAACTGTATTTCGTACAGAATTTATCATTGTTATTCTTTTACACAAAGATAAGTAAAAAAAAAAGAGGTCAATTTTTCATGACCCCTTCCCTAAATAATAAAATATCAATAACAAATTAAGCTATAGCTACTCCCGTTACAGTCATTCCAGTTATGTCTACAGGTACTGTAGCATTTGTCCAGCTTGTTTCAGCCGCCTTCACAAGTGCTGCATTTACGTTTTCTCCAAATCCTGAAGTTAAACCTGTTCCAGTTATAGCAATATGCTTTGTGCCGTCCATTAAAAAAATCTTAGCTGCTGTTGATGAATTAGTCTCTGCAAATAAAATCTTGTCTGTGTCTATGTGCACATTTCCTGCGTCTGCAGATGTGCTTATTGTAATATATTTTGCCATGTTAAAAAATTTATGGGTTAAACAAAAGACAAAGATACAGAAAATTAAAACGCACTATTTAGATGTTCTTTGCTAATCCTGATAAATGTTTTAGCACTTCTATACCATCATCAGATTCAAAAAATGAGGATACCATATATATCGGATCTTCACCGTAAGGCACATTTAACATTTTCTTTTTGTTTGAAGGAGTATTAAACCACACTTCTTTTTTCTGATTACGTAATTGCAAAATATTTTTATCAAAAAATCCTTGTATAGTAGCGTTCATTTTTAAAGCAGGATCTTGTAGCAACATCATAAAATCTTTAGGCTGAGTTTTAGCAAACACTAATATGTCTCTCCTAAGTTCAGCTGTTGTCATTCTAGAAATGTCTTGATTAAATATAACACGCCCTACGTTTTCTGCTTGTTCAACGCTAAGCTGTCGTGCTTCTATTAATGCATCAACTTCTAAATTTAAAGTTTCCACAACCTCAGAAGCCTCTTTTGCTTTATCAACCTCGACATACGTCCTTCCCTTACCAGGATGATATTCTAAAAATTTTTGTAATACTTGATTGTTTTTAGGAACAGTCAAAAACCCATCTAGAAAAACAATAGGCTCTAATATAGCATTATCATCTTGCTCATCTTCAAAAGGTGAGTTTTGATTTCTCGCATACCTTAAAGCTTTATTGGTTCCTGTTTTCTCATCAAACCATAAAAGAGGAAATCGTTTAGTGTTTCGGGATGCTAAGTTTAAGGATAATGGCGCTATTTTACGCGTAAGTTTGTAGACTTTGTCTACGTATTTTGTTGTAGTTTTCATTTGATTAGATTTAAATTTTATAAAAAAAGGGGAGCCCGAAGACTCCCCAGAAAAAACACTTATTATTTATTCTTGAAAGAGAAAGAAATTGTTAGCACCTAAAGTACATACAGCTCTTTCAGACAAGAAATTAACTTGCATGTTATCAACATCACTTGTTCTTGCACCACCAGCAGAACCAGTAATCCAAGTCTTGTAACGTCTGTCTTCAGTTTCTGAAGCTCTATATCTAACATGTAAGAAAGGTCTCTTAGCATTTTTACCAAGAATTTGGTCATAAACACTAGTTGATCCAGCGGGTACAAGCAGTCCATTAATACGTCCTGAACCTGCTCCTGTTGGAAGTCCACCTCTCATAGTTGGGTCATTTAAGTATTTCCAGTCAGTCTTATAGAAGTCATAACCTCTACGGAATCCTGAGAATCCTAAATTTAACGCCATTTCTTCGTCATTGTCAAATAGACCATATGAAGTACCACCAGCACCGTAAGAGTTTTGAGCAGCTAGCATATCATCAATATCAAAAGCAAACTGACGATCAACGAATAATACGTTTTCTTCAATTGCTCCTTGCTTATCTAGACGACTAATTACGTTATCAAAATCAGCTAGTGTAGTAGGGTTTCCACCGTCGTAGATGTTTCCTCTAGTTGTAACACTATAAAATACACCATCAGATCCAGCTCCTGGATTAGCAGCCGCTTTGGCGCTACCTAATATTGCCGCCGCACCTGAGTTTTGTTCAGCTGGTACAGCTTCAATCATTGCTGTTTCTAGATAATCATCAAATCTAAGTCTAGTTTCACTTTCAGATTTTAAATACCAAAGGTATCCCGATACTCCATCTTCATCAGTTATTTCAATCCATCCAATTTGAGCCATATCAGATCCCGATACATTGTAAGTATCTTTAATGATAATAGGCTTATTCTCAAAGATAAAGTCATTTGATTCAAGAGAACCTACCATTCCTGCAGTACCTTTCTTAAATTCTGATCCGTAGATAAACACTGTTACATCAGCTGCAGTGGCTAAAGTTCCTGAAGTTACTAGTCCACCAGCTTCATAAAAATCAGCTGTGAATTTACCAGGTGCTGTAGAATTGTCAACAGCACTTACAACTGCTTTGTTAGAACCAGATCCGTCATTTTGCACAATCATAACAGTTTGTCCAATACGAATTACTTGTTCTGCAGCCGCTGGGTCTAGCGCATCATTTACTTGAAATTGTACTTGATCATCACCAGCAGTACCTGTACTACCAACTTGAGTATATTTAGTATGTAATCTACCTTGTTCTGCCCATTTAATAAGGTCAGAGTTAGTAGGCATCTCAGCGCCTACCATACGTAGGAATGAAGAGATAGTTCTGTTACCATAACGCTCGAATTCTTTTTCGTACGTATCAGGCAAATATTGATTTAACCAATCAAAATCAGCATTGGTTAAATAGTTTTGAGCTGTAGGAGTTCTTTCTGAACTCGGTGTTAGCGCAAAAGTCGGAGTCGTTTTAACTTGTCCAGCCATAATATATAATTTTAAATTTTAATTTAACTTCGTTTTATACTTTTAATTTTCAATCCTCTACCCGAAGGTTGAGACATTGATTTAACTCGCATTCCTCCTTTTGTTGAAACCTCTGGTGCTGTGCGTTCAGACATATTAATATTTTTAGTCTTACGCATAACATCTTCAGTCGCATTTGATTTGCCCTGGTCATAAAAGAACTGAGCAAACTTTTCAGGATTCATGGCTATAGCTAAAGAGCGGTGGTATCCCTCTGCATCTCTAAGCATTCCCGAGTCATCCAAAAATTTATTTACAAAATTCATTGGAGTATCTTGAGCTTTTCTTAGATCAGCTGAGCTACCAGGAGAAAACATTATTTCGGAATCGTCTACCTTGAACTTAAAACCTTTAAACTCAGTATTAAACAACTCATCGCTTTTCTTCGCAAACCACTGAGATTTACGATTGCTTTCTTCTTGTTGCGTTTTAGCTTCACTCATATATTGCTTATATGCCTCGTATTCTTTAGAGGGCGGGGCTGAACTTTCTCTTGACTCAAGAGGCTGTTTGTATATTTCCTGCTGTTCCCGAAAGAATTTTTTGGCTTTTGCAACATCTTTTTTCTTTGCTAGTTTAAGTTTTTTTATTGCTGATGGCTCATCAACTTCTTCATCATAATCATAATCCTCCATTAAGGAATTTATATCTTCTGCATCTAAGCCTTCTTCAGTAATAGTTAAATACTCTCGTAACAAAGAGTCAGGATTCATGTTAGAAAAATCTTGTTGTAACTTAACATAATCTTCTAAACTTCGTCCTGTTTCTTTTTTATACTTAAAGTAAGCAGCTACATCTTCTGGAAGAGGATCTGCCTCTTCTCTTTCAGCTGTTAGTTCTTCTAATGAACCAATCTGCTTACCGTATCTTTTCTCAATAAATGAAAGAACGTCTGTTTCTTTTAACTCTGCACGCTCAATTGTTTCTGCTGGCTCCTCGACAGGATTCTCGCTTTTATTTTCACTTGCAGGTTCTTCTGATTTTTGTTCAGGCTCAGAAGACGCTTCTTTAACTACCTGTTTTTCTTCTGTTTTTTCATCAAACTCTAGCTTTTGCTGAGATTCATGTTTGTCTAAAAGTTCTTGTTCAATTTCTTGTTTAGACTTTTCAACCACGTCTGTGACTTCTCGTACTTTATATTCCATTAGATTAGATTTGATTTATTAAACAAAATTAATAAAAAAACAAATACGTTTTTGGCTACCTAGGATCGAACTCTGCAAGGTCAAAACCATCCATAGAGTCTTCATTTGACTCAAAGTTTTTTGGAGGTAAATTGTTTTTTCTTTGATTTATTAACTGAGACTGTTCTGTATTTTGTTGGCTAATCCTTTCTTTTTTAGCCTCTTCTCTAGCGCCCTCTCTGAAGGCTAGAGCATTCTCAGAAACATTCCTAAGTTGCTGATTATAAGCGAATTCTTGTTTCATAAGCTGAGACTTAAGGTTAGCCTCATTGTTTTGTTTTTCTATTTCAAAAGCTATTTCAGCTTGCTTTACTTTCATTTCAGCTTGGGCTTCTAGTTCAATTTTTTGAACGGCTACCTGAGCTGCCATTTCTTGAGCTTTAAGCTGTTGTTGTGAAATCATAGCTTGTTTTTGCATTTCCCTCTTTTCGTCTGCTTCTTGCTTAGACTTACGTTTAACCTTTAGAAGCTGGTTTGCTAATTTTAAGTTTTTAATTTCTCGAATATCAATAGCGTCTTCAAGATTAATATCTTGTTTAGATAAAGCCATTTGTATATTCTGCTCTAACATAGCCTTTTGCTCTTCATCTGGAGAAAGTTCTATAAACACACCAAAATCATAAATATACAATTCACTTATCTCTCCTAGAATACTTACATTATACTTGCCAATCTTATTTATAAAGTCATCTTTAAAATCAGCAAACTCTAATATATCAGCCACCCTATACGTTAACGCTTCAGCTAACGTACGATATATGTAAAGACTTCCGTCTAATATATGTCGGGTAGCTGTGTTTGAATTTAATGCGGCTAGTTTTTGAACTCCTACTAACGCGTCTGGATTCGGAGTTGACCCATCTCTAGCTTCATTAAGACCGGTTACAGATCTAATCATGTCTAGATAATGGTTATAATTAGCTATCAGCATTTGAGTTTTTGAAGCCCCTGAATTACTAGTTAATTGTTGAATAGGAACTCTTCCTTGATTGTATTCGCCTTCTTGAGTATAACTTCTACCAACTACACTACCTGTTTGAAAGTATAAACGCAGTGCGTCTTCTGGATTATACGCTGCCCCTGTTCCTAAATCTACTTCATTTAATCCATCGGCATCTATATAAACCCCATCTGGAACCACTCTAGCAATAACTTGCTGTAATTTTAAGTGAGTCATCTGAATAAGATCCGCAAAAGGAATCATTCGTCTTACTAAAGACTCAATAACACCTTTATACATTCTTGGTGCGACAGCAACATAGTTTGGTAAAGCATGCTGTGATGATGACTTAGGTCTGACCATATTCTTAGCAAGCTCCCACTTGAGAATAATATTAGTACCCATAACCATTACACCATCATACCAGACATCAATAGTTTTTTCAATCTTTTCAAAATTTCCTTCTTCTAACATTTCCTCTGGCGGATTGAAAGTATCATCCTTTTCAATCATTCGAGAAGATCCAGTCTCATTAATTTTTTTCTTATAGACCATTTTTTTAGTGGTCTTATAATTGAAATACATAAGAGTACAAGTGTCTCTATAAAATATATCGTTTTCGTAATACTGAGCTGTATTAAAATAGTCATACCAACTTTGACTGTATTGAGAGATTTTTTCTAAATCCTCCCTTGTCAGAGTAGGGTCTATTTTTATTAACTCACTTATACCTACTGTTTTTATCTCGCCCCAATAAAAACAATCTTTAAAATATGGATCCTCAGTATAACTATATACTACATTAGCGGGGTCCACATAAGAAACTTTTACCCCTGATCCTGGAAGAAACTCGTGTTTAGCCATACCAACACCTACTACCATCTGATCATAATCAATTCTTTTACGAACATCTTCATAATGATTTTCTGCAAACATAGTATCTATAGCCTCCTCTTCTGCTATCTCTATAGCGGGCTTATAGTTAAGGTTCATGTACAACGATAGCTCTTCGTCTGATGCAGGAAGCTCATCGGGATCCATAATAAACGGATCAAATCCAGTCTCTTCTTTAATTGTTGTAAGCACCGGTTTAGCAGCCATTTGCCCTTCAACCATATCTTGATACTTGCTTCTTTTAGACTGAGAAAGAGCATCTTGAGCATAAGCCTTTACTTTAAATAATCGGTCTTGCATGCCGTTAACTACAATATCAACAAACTTGGGAAGTATTGGAACTGGAGTCCAGTCAAGGTTTAAATATGATAGGTCACCGTCAACGGCTAATTCATTTTTATATTTAGCAATAGACTGCTCGCCTCTAGCGTAGAGTCTTAATCTATTAAAATCCCTCCACTGACTATAGTATCTACAGCCATTTGAATCTTTTCTAAACCATTCGTATTGTATCGCTTGACCTATCTGTAACCCGAACTGGTCGGTGGCTTTTTCTGCGTCTGATACAAACTGACTGGGAAAACCTACAGATGAAATATTAATATTAACTTCCTTCATCTATTTTATTAATTCGCTATAAATTCCACTATTACCATATCTTGCAAAGTTAAGATTTATTTTGGTTTGTTTTTGCTCGGGTAAATATAGGTTCTTTTGATTGGCCATTATGGCTAACCCCGAACTAATACTAGCATCAAACTGCGTTCTATTGTTTATATCAAACCTTGACCACTCTTCTAATGTACGCATAAAATACATAGTGCCCATATCATTAGAATCTCTATACGTTCCTTCTGTGTCTAGTCCTATATGTTTTTCTATATAAGACTCAATTGCAGCTGCGTGAGATTGTTTCACATCTTCTGAAGTATTTGGTATACCTCCAAGTTCTCTTTCAGTTTTTGATAGTTTATTAAAATGACGATCAGGTCTATTCATACAATAGCCTCTATAGCCCCTGTTTTTAAAATGATACAG